TGATGAAATGTTTTTATATGATGAAGATGAGAAGATTGATGCATTAGAAGATGACATACTTAAAACATTTAAACTGTATAACGATGGTTGGGAATTAGTCTTTCCTAATGTAGATGAATGTTTAATTGCACATCTTTATTTCCCAGATATCAATGAACACGGTGGAGGTAGAGCATTTAGTTACCATTACATGAGTGATGAAGAAAGACTTAGAAGACAAGGGGTTGAAAAAGAAAATGCACTTAGATACTTGAATGACCCAACATTATTTTATACTATAGAGAAATACAAAGATTGGTTAGGAATAGATTTTGGGAAAGAAATATTCCATAACAACTACATACCAGAAAGGTGGTTTCATGCCTAGATATGATTACAAATGTCTTGCTGATAATTGTGAATTTACTTTTGAAGTAAATCACAGAATATCTGAAGACCCATTAATTAAATGCGTTAAATGCAATAGTCAATGTAAAAGATTAATTGCATCTAATGTAATGTTTGAAACACCTGTAGATGTAGAATGGGAGAAAGACCCTAGTGGTTTATCTGCTAAGTCTTATAAGAAATACAACGAGGCAAAGAAAAGAAAGTTTAGGTGGTAAGTTTGGATATTAGACCAGATGAAACATATTCAGAATGGAAATCAAGAAAGCTTAGAGAGAAAGGTCCAGGGTTTAACGTAGCTATGGGACAAAAGAAATACAAACCTGAAGAAGGTGAAAAATCCTCAGCTGCTAAAAGAGCTAAAACTAATCGTAATAAAGGTAGAAGAAAGCAAAACCTTGCACGCAAAAAATTAAAGATACCTAATACCAAATTCCGTTCAATGATGGGACATGAGGAAAGCTGGTTAGGTCAAGTTAGAGTTGAAGTCAAAGCAGGTAAACAAGTCCAGACATTATGGACTAAATTTAAAAATGCTAAAGCTCAATCGGATGCTAACAATACTTCTATAGGTAATAATAAACCATTTTTATTTGTTGCTATGCCTGATGGAACTACTGATGGTTTAGTTGTTATGGAATTAGATAGATTGGAGGAAACTGTGTTTGCATTACTAGAAACGTGGGAAGAATACGATGAAAAGTAATGGTTAAATATAAAGGAGTACTACCTCCATTACACGAAGCACAGAAAACAGTAGCCGATTCAGAAGCTAGATGGAAAGTCTTATGTGCTGGAAGACGATTTGGAAAGACACGCCTAGGTGTACAAATGTGTATGGAGAATGCATTAGAAGGTAAAAGAGCTTGGTGGGTTGCTCCAACATTTGCAATCGCTCGTGTAGGGTGGAGAGCTATCGAAGCAGCAGCTATGTCCTTTCCACCAAAGATAAGACCAAAAGTTTCTATTGCAAACATGGAAGTTCATTTTGAAAATGGTGGGTTCATTGCTGCTAAATCTGCTGATAATCCACAAAGGTTAAGAGGTGAAGGTCTTGACTTCCTAGTTATGGATGAGGCAGCTTTCGTAAAACCAGAAGTGTGGAGAGAAGTTCTAAGACCTACACTTACAGAAAGAAAAGGTAAAGGTTTATTTATTAGTACACCAATGGGTATGAACAATTGGTTTTATGATTTATGGCAGAATGCACAAGATGATGAGAACTGGGAAACATTTAGATTTTCTACATTAGACAATCCTGCTATTGACCCTGAAGAACTAGAAGTAGCTAAAAGAGAAGTTGGTTCTATTATTTATACACAAGAATATCTAGCCGAGTTTGTTGAAGATGGACAATCATTATTTAAACCACATTGGTTAAACTACTTCCAGAAAAGTGAAGAGGGTTTATGGGTAGGTGGTGGTGGTTCATGGGACCCATTAGAACTACAACACTTTGGTGCAGTTGATATTGCTGTAACTACTGCTACTTCTTCAGACCATACAGCATTGGTAGATTTTGCTAAACATAATGATGGTACATTGTTTGTTAATGATGTAAAACAAATTAAAGTAGAAGGACCTGATTTATTTCCAGAAATAAGAAATATGTACGAAAGATATAACTGGTCACATGTTTGTATTGAGAATGTTGGTCTTTCAAAAACTGTATCACAAATGCTTCAAAGAGAAGGATATAGAGTACAGGAAATGAAAGCAGATAAAGATAAAATAACCAAGGCTTTACCATTATCGGCTAGGATGGAGTCTGGAGATGTACTTTTAAAAGCGGAAGCACCATGGCTACCGAACCTAGAGCGTGAGCTCCTTGCATTTCCACTAGGTTCGCATGATGACATGGTGGACGCTATGGCACTTGGAGCTCAAGAGATGCAGAAGAGACGCGTCTGGGAAGCATATTAATAAATGGCAGAAAGAAATAGATTTCAAAAAGCCTTCGATGCCTTAAGAGGTAGGGATATCGGAAGCAAGACTGCGGCAAATTATAACCAATCATATGGTACTGATTTGTCCGTGTACGGATACAATACTACATCTGGTTTTTGGGAATCAGATAAATTAAGAGAGATAGGCGATGGCTCTGCTAACTCCGCAGTTATCGCTTGTTTAAATGTATTATCAACAGCATTCTCTGAACCAATTTTACAAGTTGTAAGAACTGATAATTTTGGTAATAGAGAAGTACAAGATAATCATCCTATAACAAATTTATATAAGAGACCTAATCCTTTTATGTCTGCTGGTCTTTTATCACATTACATAGTTTTGGCAATCAATACTATTGGTGATGCTTTTCTTTATAAGAATAGAAATGCAAGTGGTAAAGTAGTACAACTTGTTCCTATTATGCCTAACTTAGTAGAGGTTAGAGGAAACGAGAATGAACTTATTACACATTACGAATATTATCAGCATGGAAAAGGTGGAGAAAACTTAAAGATTCCAGTAGATGACTTAGTGCATATCCGACAAGGAATTGACCCTAATGACCACCGAAGAGGACATGCTCCCCTCAAAGGTGTATTGAGAGAAATATTAGGAGATGAAGCAGCAGGTCAATGGTCAGCTGCTCTATTACACAACATGGCAGTGCCAGGTGTTGTTCTTTCTCCTCGTAATGATTCTCTTGGAGGTCCAACTAGAGAAGAAGCTGAAGCTATATCAGAATCATATAAGCAAAAATTTGGAGGTGCTAATCGTGGTGCTCCAATGGTTTTGTCTGGTTCAATGAATGTAGATATTGTTTCATTCTCACCTGACCAAATGAAATTACAAGAATTAAGAAGACTTCCAGAAGAAAGAATTTCTGCTGTTCTTGGTGTCCCAGCAATATTAGCTGGTCTTGGTGCTGGTTTAGATTCAGCAACTTATAACAACACTAGAGAATTGAGAGAGTTCTTTACTGAACAAAAGTTAATTCCTTTATGGAAAATGGTTTCATCTGAATTAACGCATCAACTATTAGAACCTGATTATGGAATTACTAATGGTGCTGAGTGTGAATTTGATTACACAAAGGTAAGAGCTTTATCAGAAGATATGGATGATTTGTACAAGAGAGTTAACACTGGTGTTCAAGGTGGCTGGATAACTATTGGTGAAGCTAGAAAAGTTGTAGGACTTGAAGCAGACGAAAGACATAATATTTATTTAAGACCTCTTAATACAGTACAGATTACTGAAGATGGACAACCATTATTAGATAGAGATAGATTTTATTCAAATGAAGGAAAAGCTTTACTAGGTTCAGTTGCATTACCTCCAGAGTCTACAAGACAAGATGTTATTGAATCTCCTCAAAGGAATACAGAAGATAAATATATTGCTGAAATGCCTAATGGTGCATTCTGTGTAATAAGTCATGATGACAATGAAGTAATCAAATGTTTCAAAACACGAGCTGAAGCTGAGAAGTTTTTAGCTAGTATGAAAAAAGCTTTAGCAGAAATGGAAGAAATAAAAGTTTCAACTGAAGAAGCTGAAGTATTAAATGAATCTCAATTTGAAATTGAATCCGAGAATGAGAAAAAAGAAAAGCCAAAGAAAGATAGAACAAACTTTCCTAGTCCAGGCGATGACAGACAAGTATCAATAAGCAATTCTAAATACAGAGAATTTCCATTTGCATACGCAAAAGATTTAAAAGAGAACTGGCCAGAGATTTGGCGACTAGCTGGAAATGGTGGTAATCCACCAACTTCTTTTACAGGAAACGATGCTTATAGAAATTGGGCAAAGTATAAAGCTGGAGAAAGAAGTGAAGCAGTTTTAAGTTGGGTTCGCAGAAGAGAACGCTATATGGGTAGACATCAAAACGACAGCAGATTAAATGGTGTTATTGCTGCTATCAAATGGGGAGGTGCTTTGAATATAGGAGTACCTGCAATGAAAAAAATAATTGCTGAACGTAAAGAACTTGTTACTAGAAGAAGAAAGAAAAGTTTAGAATTACAAGGAGAAATACTTGATAATTTGTTTGCACAAAAGGTTTCTGCTAATGTCAGAAAGATACTTACTAACAAGGTTAAAGAACATAACGAGGGAAGTCCTAAGCATAGAACAAATCTTAGAACTTTAGTAGCTGTGTTCGATAGAGGTGTAGGTGCTTATCGTACTAACCCTGGCTCAGTAAGAGGTAATGTAACATCTGCTGACCAGTGGGGAATAGCACGAGTAAACGGGTTCCTTCATGCATTGAGAACTGGTAAGTTTAAGAGAAAGCCATACGATACTGACTTGCTGCCTTCTTCACACCCACTCTCATCTAAAAAAAATGGGGAGAAAGCATCAAGCGTTAGAGTTGGTCAATCTGTCAGTTGGTCAATAAATAAGGACCCCGACCCACCTTCAACAGTACATGGTGTAGTAGTATCAGTCGATGGTAAAGAAGCTACAATGCAGGTTTGGGCAGTATTAGAAAGTGGAAAACACAAAAAAACAGATAGACGTGTAACCATGCCAATAGCAAAGCTAACTGTAATTAAAGATATAACAAAAGAAAAGACACTAAATTCAAACACCTCTGTTTAAAATAATCCTATATAACTGTAATTACAGAGGAGCATTTGCATGCAAGAAAGAGAAGTAAAGAATATAGACTTTAAATTCGATGAAGACTCCGAAGGTAAAGTCTCTGCCGTCTTTTCTGTTTTTAATAATCTAGATTCCGATGGGGACATTGTTCTCCCAGGTTCAATCAAATCAGGTTTTAAGTCTGGTGATGTACCTATGGTATGGGCTCATAAATGGGACATGCCTATTGGTAAAGGATATATAAAAGAAGATGGCGACAAAGCTACATTTGTTGGTGAATTTTTCATGGATACAGATTCAGGACAAGAAGCCTACAAGTTAGTAAAGAACATGGGTGACCTTCAACAATGGTCATTCGGATATAGAGTCAATGATTCTGAG